AAATCACACTCCTTCTTAAACAATTCTCGTGCACATTTGGCCATTTCTATGTGCGACTGGCGGTTGACCATGCTCAAACTAGGTTTAATCTCGGGTGAATCGTAACCAAGCGTACGAAATTTAAATTTCAAGACACGTCCATGGATTATGATAGCTGCGTTAAACGTGTCTCCATCATATACACTCGTAATCCTCGCATACCCCTTGAATTTATTTAAACTGAAAACTGGTATAGAATCATCTGTCTGAGACAAAATACGTTTGCTAAAACAACAAAGCATATATAAAAGTCTGTACTAGTCTTTAATCTCATTATACTCCTTTTCTGTTGTATCATACACTGCCTCACTATCAGAAATCATCATATCTCTAACAGTTTCGTACAGAACTGTCGAGATTGCAAACTTGTATGCGAGAAATCCTACAAATGTAGCACCATAATCAAAGTCAAATGCGAAAGGTGCATTATTCCACGATACCTCAAACGCTGCGGCACTCAAAGGAGCGATAAACTCTTTTTGAAATGACGACTTTTCGAGTTTGTCCACACGATCCGAAAGTAGTGAGATGTACGCATACGAGGCCGCAGCTCCAAGTGTGGCCGACACACCCTGTTCAGCGCCTTGTGTAATAAAATGAGATGCGGCTAGAGCTGTACCATATGCGGCGGTAGACCGTTTCAGTGTGTTTTTGAGACGCTTATATTCGGGAACTGGTTTGATAGAAGCGTAAGTGAGGGACATACTTCATTAAATACACTTAAAATCTTTATCTGAGTAATAGTAAGATGCCGTGTCAATTGTGTAGAAAGAAATGTGGAGTTCCCATTGATTGTACATACTGCGAGGGAAGTTTTTGTCCCAGTTGTTTAAACTTAACGAAACATGATTGTCAAGGTGCGGACATCAAAAAAATGAAACAACGCAAAGAACTCGAGGAAAAGATCGCATTTGAACCACCTCCCAAATGCTTAAAGATTTAGTTACTTTGTTGAATAGAATGGGAACCAGGTATTTTTGCTGAGATGCCCGAGTGGTCTAAGGGGGACGTCTTAAGAACGTCTGGCGCAAGCCTCACGGGTTCGAACCCCGTTCTCAGCATTTAGCACTCATAGCTCAGGGGTAGAGCGTAAGTTTAGTAAGCTTAAGGTCAAGGGTTCAAATCCCTTTGAGTGCATTTAAAACATTTGTTTATACAAATGGTTGTGTGGATGATGGCTATTTTGGGTATATGTGTTGTTGTATACACTGTACCATTTTGTTGTTTACAGCTGGTATATAAAGAAAAAAACAGACGAGGTGAGTCTCCTCGTGGTTCATCATATAACTTAAGGACAACGTGCGAGTAAGATATAAATGTCTCTCGGAATCAAGAAGCTCTGTTTTGATGCCATTATTCCAACTCGTGGTTCTGATCGTTCTGTTGGATACGATCTATACAGCGTTGTTGACACTATTGTACCATGTCAGGCGGGTAACGCTCTTGTTGCGACTGGACTAGCGATTACTCTACCCCCAGGATGTTATGGGCGTGTGGCACCTCGTTCGGGTTTGGCTGTGAAGCACTGTATCAACGTTGGTGCGGGGGTCATCGACCCCGATTATACTGGAGAGGTCAAAGTCGTTCTCTTCAATCATGGAGACAAGGACTTTGAGGTTAAGAAGGGTGATCGCATCGCACAGCTTGTTCTAGAACGTTGTGAGACGCCACCCATTGAGGAAATTAACATCGTCGAAGATACGGAGAGGGGTTCGGGTGGATTCGGATCGACAGGACACTAAAATGCGCATTCTAGTTTTAATATGATAATTAAAGATGTGTATACAATGAAATGTAATGGACTTCATTTATGAACGTGATGATGTATTATCCAGTGCGTTGTGTAGTCTCATAATTCACAAATTCGAAAATGACGATAATAAACATGTCGGATATGTCGAAAATGAAAAAATCGACGAAACTTATAAGAAAACAACCGACTTAAAAATGAATAAATACGAAAACTGGAGAGAAATCGAAATTACGTTACGTGGATTAATTTCGAACGAGTTACACAGGTATTTAGAAGGTATAAATTTACTTCTCGGTAGAAATGAAACAAATTTTGATAGAGTTCTGGGTGCAACGTTTATAGATCCAGAGATATCTGCACTACAGATCCAAAGGTATAAGTCTGGTGAATATTATAACTGGCATATAGATTCGTGTAATCATTCGGGGTTTTGTCGTGTTCTCGGATTCATTCTATACTTAAATACACTTGGTGATGAGGATGGCGGTGAGACTGAATTTATTAATGGTAAAAAAGTTAAACCAGAAGCTGGTAAATTAATGATTTTTCCTTCTACATGGACTAATATACATAGAGGTAATGTGATAAAAAATGGTACGAAGTATATAATCACAGGTTTCTTGTATAGTCGCATAATTACATTATAATTTTTCACAAAACCATAAATCTTCGGGCTGAGGCATGAAGAGCATACCCTTATTCATGGTCATGAATAATTTGGCTTTGTTGATATCTGGGTATGTCCATAGCATCCAGCGTTCCCAGTATTCAGCCCTGAAAAAGTCTTCCCAATCTTCTTGTTCACTTTCGTCGACCATGAGCATACCCCTATGAATTTCATACTGGTTTGTTTCGATACGTACCTTCTTAGGAATGATAGCACCCTTCCTAATAAGATGCGCCCTCATGAGACGAGGATTTCCGTGGTCAGTGTAATCATGAAAGCCTTTCTGTCCAAAATCAATGGCTCTTTTACTCGGAAGAATGACACGATATTTATGAGTTACTGACGGACTGGGTTTAAGAACGACGTGCATTGTAATTGTATTAAGGAAATTTTTTCTATGATGTCTTACACAAGTAACCCCTTGTATGTTCCAGCTATATAGTATACATTCTTAAATCCAAGTACCTCCAATTTCTCCGCCGCAAATCTGGCCCGTTGTCCAGTGTTGCAGTAGACGAGTAAACCCTTCTTGGGAAGTTCCGCCGTTGTTTTTTCATTGATCTTGTCGACTGGAATATGTAAGGCTCTGGGATAATGACCCATACGCCACTCAGCAGCAGTGCGAACATCGATGACCGCCTTGATTTTACCCTCCTTGATGAGTCTTTTGGCTTCCTCTGAGGATATAAGGTTCTGTCCCGAGAATGTGTAAGCTGTGAGAGCGGCGAGACCACCGACGATGACAAGTGGAATCATTTAGTATCTGTGGGGATTTTAACTTCGACATGATCCATCTCAAAACAGCATTGTGCACATCCATCGTAGGTTCTGTGACATGCTTTACAGTAATAAAGGATAGGACCATCCATAGTATATATGGCACTTGGAAAAAAACAGGATGTGTCCACTCGTCTCTCTCCTGATGAGCTTGCTAAGCGTTCAATGGATGCCCGTATTGCCGTGACAAATGAAGCACTTAAGGGTGAAAAGGTCAGATACAAGTCTAATTGTAACTCGGAAAAGTTCAAGAAATTTCTTGAGTACCGACTTACAATTTGGGATGAACTAAAGGACAAGACGTTTCATGGAAAGCGAATGTATGAAAAAACCAAAAATTTAATCGACAACTGGAATTAATTACCGAATGCGACACCAGCCATACCATTCTTGATACGAAGAATGTTATAGTTGACCGCATAGACACGGTGAAGCTGGTTGCCACCAGTGGGGTTGTTGAGTACGAGCTTCGCATTATCGATGCGGGAGAAATTGAGAGAGCCAGTGGGTTGCATCTTGCTCATGGTGAGGCAGAAAGGCCACGAGTAGGTGGGAAGATCATTGATGATACTATCGGGGAGATCTGTGCAGTGCATCTCGGGAACAACATCGTGGTGGTACACGTTCGAGGTGTTCTCAAAGAGTGGAGTACCGTTAATGTAGAGAGACGATGTACTAAAGTTGTATTCGTCCGCCCAGTCGCTACCAGACGCCTTACCAGAAACAAGATGAAGCGATTTGACGGGGTGGTTGAAATAGCTGAGATCAATGTCGGTATTTGTATTAGAAGCGAGTTGATGTTGAGTCTGGGTGATGAGGAGTTCGTGCTCAGTATCAGTGAAATACTTGCGCTCATCAGTGTCAAGGTAGATGTAGTTACCAAAGACCTTGGGTGTAGTGTTAGGGGTGAAACCATCACGACACTTTACACGAATCTCGACGTCATGATACTGAAGCGCAACGAGGGGGAGAGCCTTGGTCCAATCTTCACCAAAGAAAAAGGGAACCATGTAATGATTACCAGTGTGGTTCTCCTTACGGGTGTTGGTGGTCACAGCGAAAGAAGCTTTAGCAGCCGAGTCACGCATGAGTGGGTTGTGAACACCTTGAATGTAGAGGGAATCGAGCTCGGACACCTTCTGACCACCGATCCAAAGGGAAAATGTAGTTGGGTTGGCGGCGTTGTTAGAGAAAAGACCATCAGAGTTTTGTTGAACCTCCGCAATACCATCAGCCTCGATCCAGATGTAGCTCATGAGATCACCCTTGGAGCGAATGGGGATAGTGACTTCGTTGGAATCACCGAAGGTGCCGATGTAATCCATGCGCTCGGGCTTCATGGCGAAGTTGGTATAGCGCTTGTAGTTCTGACGGAAAAAACTGACCTGAGGGGAGCCAGTGATGTACACATCCTGAGCACCGACTGACACGAGCTCAATTAAAGCAGCAGACATTTATTAATAAATGATATTAAAATTTTGGCTCAATATAAACATATGGTGGTATTCCAAGCCCTGACTTGGGAAGCTCGTGATGAGGATGATGAACACTTGATCAGTATTTTGGGAAAGACGGAGGATGGAAAGTCTGTATGTGTCACGACAGTTTTCGAACCCTATTTTTTTGTAAAGTTGCCAAGGGGGACGACT